CTTTGTGTAGTCTTTTGCACCATCTTGGGCATAGTGCCTGTAGATGCCCTGCTTTTCTAGCCCTGATTTTTGGCTATGGCAATTATGGCAAAGGGATTGGAATATGTTGCGGCTGAACGCATGGCTACCTATGTGCTTCCAAGCAAACAGATGGTCTATGTGCTTTGCTGATGCCACTATGTTGCGTGATAGACACCCTTGGCATAGGGGTTGTTTGCTTATCTGTACTGCCCTAATGCTTTTCCATAATGGCGTTTGGTATGCGCTATCTGTATCCCGCCTTGCCATGTTGTCGATACCGCCATGTTCTAAGCAGTAGGTGTTCAACTTACTTCTAGGGTTCTTACACCCTAATGATGAACACTTACTGTTAGTGGGTACTGATGGCATTAGGCTAGGTATCGTAGTTTGTATAGCGTACTGTTAATCAGGTTAGCAATGGTATCTACTTCGTTCTGTAGTTCGCTATCCTGTGGGAATCCTGATGCGCGGCGCAATGTGGCTACTTCATCTTTAAGGTAGATAAAGTAATCGATGGGGTTACTTGCGGGTAATTGATAGTCGGCTTGGTATCTTGTAAGCAAACCGTACTTACCTTGGAACGCTTCTACGAATCCATCTACTAGGTCGCTTACTTCATCGTAATAAGTACCTAATGCCATGTGTTCGGAATAACTTGGGGTATTGAAATGCAAGATATGCGCGTTAGTTACGCTATGCAATAGGCACATAACAAACTGCATTACGGGGTCGCCTTGGGCGGCTTCAGCACGGAATTTAACCATCATAGTCCTTCGGGTAATGGAACATCGTTAGGCCAAAGGCCATGTAACTGTAATTTTCGCACCGTTTCCTTATGTGCGTAAAGCCAAATCTTTTGGCGTTCTTCTTTGGTCAATCCTTTGCCTTGGTCAATTTCCATGTGGCATTGATTGCATAGGCTTGCAATTAGGTTGTCATCGGCTTTTATGCCCCTGCCTTTGCCGCCTTGCCAATTGGTGTGCGCCGCTACTACCGTTCCATCATCAGAACCGCAATATTGGCACGGTATTTCACGGGCGTTGCGTAATAGGTTAGGGCTACGGATGTATTGGTGTTTAGGGAATCTCATTCAATTTCTACCACTAAGTTACCATTTGATTTTATGTAATTCCGCGTTTTCTGCACATAGCGTTCAAATTCTGCACGGGTTATGCTTCCCTGTTGCAAATCGGCATATTCCAGTAAATCCCGCAACGCCTGTATGCCAACGCCATCCAACCCCATACGCATTGTGCTTTGGTAGCGTAAGGCGGCTTTATGTAGGCTTTCTTGGGCTAACTCACATACGGGCAGAACTTCAGGGCCTACCCCGTTTTTAGCCATCATTTCCGCTAGGTTTAGTACATCCACCAAGGTACGCCAATCCTGTACCGTGCCATTACCCTTAATGATTGATTCAAGTGCGGCGTATTCGGTTAGCCGCAATTTGTCTAACAAATGTCTAGGCGTATAACTAGCCCCAACAATGCCATGCGCGATTGGGTCTAGCAATGCCCAAAATTTGCGTTTAGTGCGTTTACGCATTTTTACTGTTTTGTCTTAGGTATTTGCCTGTAATGCGTTTGTTCCAACATTGTTGGCAAATCCACTTAATACCCATTTCTATGCCGCCTTCGGGCGGTTTGCTTATGTCGCATTTTGTGCAAAGTTTGAACTTGTGATTGGCAAACCTTGCGCCAATGTCTATTTGCGGCATCATGCTTGTCCCCTTGCTCGGATAAGGTCAGCGCACTTGTAAGGCTCTGCGGTGTCTGCAATCTTTGCACAACGGTTACGTTCGGCAGAGGCGACAAGGGCGGCAAAGCGTTCAAGTTTGTCAAGATATGTAATTTCACCTGTGCGCCAGTAAAACGGCATTTGCGCCTCTTGTGCCATGCGAATAATGTCTTGTTTTGTCATATTGCGCCCTTTAGGATAAAAATTACCCAACCCCAAAAAGCAATCAGAAATAGAAATATCAATCCCCATTGTTTGCTCATGGTTCTAATGCCCTGTCTTTTTCTTCTGCAAGATGTTGCCGCAATTTGTTAATGCCAACCATTTCTAAATCGGCATATTGTTCATCAGTTAAAACCCCCATGATACTAATGCCCTCATAGGTTACATCTTCAATATTTTCAAAGTACGCGCCATGTTCATCGCGTTCGTATGACATTTTGCAAGTGACGGTTTCACCGCCCGCGCCAGTTGTGGCGTTAAAGGTAAATTCGTAATCTCTCATATTTGTCCTTTTTGAATTACATAGTCGTGAAAAACAACACCTTTGGTTATATCGCCAACTTTGTGCGCTTTAACCCAACAAGTTTTACCCGTTTTAAGCCGCCTTAAATGACCCCTGCGGTCGTGTAATCTAGGGCTTGCGTGTGTACCCCCTTGATGTTCATTTTTAGGCGTAGCGGGTTCAACAATTACCGTAGTCCAATCGTAAGTAGGCATTTTGCCTTCTTTAATTTTTCGTTGATTAGTAAATGTAGGTTTTGTAAAAGGTTGATGCGCTTGTACTGATTGCGTTAACGATTCAAGCCAAATACCGCAAAAAGAAAGCATTGTTTCTGCCATTTCTTTAGATATTTCTTTGCCATCGTCTATTGGCCCGTAACGCAACATATTGCCATCAACCAAATAAACCATAGGCGGGAATTTAGTTGGCATACGCCCTGTTACACCTTTCCATGTAGATACCACAATGCCTTCTTCAGGGTTAGTACCAACCACCATAAAAATAGTGTCATAAGACGCATAAGTTTTGGTTTTACCGCGCCAAACCACAATGTTTTTTTCAAACGGCGGGCGGTACTTCATCAATGGTTCGGTAACGGCATGGCTTCTATCGTCAACATAACCCGACAAATCAAACCATTGCATTTCAGTAGGGTCAATGCCACCGTCAAAAGCCATTTTGATAGTTTCACGAATTAACGGGGTCATAAAGGCGAATCTTCAAAGTTTTCGGGGTTGAACTTGGGGGTTTTACGCCCCTTATCTTTTGGGTTTGGAAATGGGGGAAAGGGCCACATTTGTTGCTTTCTAAAAGACCGCGATGTAACGGCATAGTCAAATTATAAGATTACTTATACCCATGTTTCAACAAATTGTTTACTCTGTTGCTTTTATGCCATTGCGTTCGTTAGCCGATTCGGTGCGCCATATTTCCCCCTTAATTGTCGCCGCGGTTAATTTCCATTTCAGGGTTTCTTCTTCTTCGATTGCTTCTGCTAAACCTTTTAACAAAACTTGGTAATCAGGGTGCGCGTAGGCTTCGCGTTCCTGTGCCGCCGCGCTTTCGTAGCCCGCTTCCATTGCTACTTTCATCAGCAATGCTTTTTTGGTCTTACGGAATTCTTCAAGGTAAATGCGTTCGGCTTTAGCCTTGGCGTACTTAGGTGCGTTTTCTAATATGAAATCTACTGTTTTGTAAGGCGCGTTCATTTAATTACCCTAATCATCCGTAATGCACTCTCAGCGTCATTTACTCTGCACAAGGTACTTCCACCCCAATTTTCAAAAAAGTCGGCTTGTAGGGGCGTTAAACGCCCTTTAACCGTGCTTTTTAATTCCATCAGAAAGGTATGCCCGCGGTAGCCTACCAAAAGGTCAACGGGTAGCCCAATAATCCAAACATAAGCACCCGCGGCGCGTAGTGCGCTAACAATCTGTTCTTGGTTGGCATCAACCCTTGCGGCGTATCGCATTTGTATCCTTTACGGTATTCATTCTTTGCTTTAAATCATCAGCGGCTTTTTGCCCGCGCTTGGCGGCAATTTCTTTTATGGTTTTGTTCCACCATTCGATTGCTTCGCCCCTACCTTCTTCCAATTGCTTTTTACGGAATCTAGCGACCCATTCGCGAGCCTCTGAATCCTTAAAGTGTTCCATGTCCATCAATGTCGCCAGTTAGTTCCAAGGCTTTGCGAATTACCCATTGCGGGTAAATAACCCCATCGCGCACCTTGTCCAATATTCGCATCGCTATTTCGTAGGTCATTTGTAGCCCAATGCTTGCGTAATTTGAGTATGCAATTCAAGGGGCTTGCTTGGGTTGCCCCCTGCTATCAATCTAGGTTTTGGCAAAGCCAAGCCTTTTTTAATAAACATTTCATCAGGCGACCTATCACCCATCAAGGCGGGTACATGGCTTGTTTGCCCATCGTGCGCTTTGTAAAGTTCGCAAAACCTATGTTGTAAATAACTTAATTCTTTTGTTTCGGTGCGGCAAAACTTGGCCCAACCACCCATATCCCGAATACTTGCATGGGTTGCGCTATCGCCAAAATCAACATCGCTATACGCCCCAACCGAACTCATGGCTTCATACACCCGCCCCCATTCACGCAAAGAACGGTCGGTTTTAGTGCCGCCCAAAATACGCACAATATCGGCAACCTTTGGCGCAAAATGTCCTTTGTCGGGGTCGGTCGCATGGTTGCTTAGTGCCTGTACCACTTGTTCAAACTCAAATGCTTGGCAACCGTTCCACCAAACATTTAAAGTAAATTCGCTTACATCTTGCTTCCAGTAACCAAGCGCATCGCCAACTAATTTGTAAAAATTGGCTTTTTGATTTGCGTTCATACAAAACCTTCTTTCTTCAATAATTTTTCAACAACGGCGCGGTTTGATGCTTCCAACGATTCTTGTTTGTTAAGTTTGGGTTTTATGCCATCAGGCGGTAAAGCCTTGGCTAACCATTCCAAAGGTTGAATAGGTTTTGCCTTAATGCAATCGCGCAGGGTGTTTACCAATGTTTCATCGCCGTGCGCTTTTCTTAGGCTACCAAGAAATGACCTTGCGCTTTTATCGGTTGCACCTGCATTGGTTAACAATGGAACACCATAACCAAAAATAATTTCATCAGGCGTTAGCGGCGGTTTAACGCCCGTATCTTTAGATACGGAATTGTGTCTTGTGTCTTGTGTTATTGGTAATGTGTTATGTGTAGCATTGCTTTCGGATTGCGTTGGCAATGCGTTCGCATCTTTCTTATTCCATCTAACCCTTGCGGATGCGCTTGCTTTTTCACTTTTTTCGCCTGTTTTAGCAATTTCTTTGTTTGCACGATGATGAACCCATCCATCTATTGTGCGTTCGAAATACTCTTGCAATACGGATGCAATGCAATCGCTATGCGTTCGCATACGAATCTGTCTTGCAACTTCGGTTACTTCAAGTGGAATAGGTAATTCGTGTAGATAGTACCAATCAAGCAAACGCCTGTAGGCTAAATCTTCCATGTCGGAAAGATGCGATGTGTGACTTTGATAGTCACCAATATTGAACTGGTAATAGTGCATTTTTTTTCCACTTTAAAAAAACCACTTAAAAGAAACGGCGGCAGGGAAAAAAGTGGGAATCCTTTTCAGTTGGGTAATTAGTCCAACCTAGCCGTGTTTCAAAAAATTGTATCAAAGAATCATCAATGTGTGCAAAATTTCGCGTTCATTGTGCAACATAGCAAAATATTCTGCTTGTGCCGCATCTTTAAAAAGATGATAGCAAATCAAGTGATACAAAGAATCTTGCATTGATTGATTGGCAACCGCAAATGCTAAATGTTCAGCCATCATTGATTTGTAATGAAAATATTTTTCTAATTTAGTCATTTTTTTGTAACCTTTTGTTTAAGAAAACTTTAGGATGCGACAATTTAACTGATGCGGGTATTCCCCTAGTTAACCAGTTATGAACCCTTTGGGGTGAATTGATGCCGATGCGCTTGGCTACCGCGGTCGTACCGCCCAATAAAGCTATCAATTGCTTGTCGGCTTGGATTTGGTCTTGTTTGGTCATAGTTGCATCATAACAACAATTTGCAAAAAACAAACAATCTGTTGAAAATAATTTAAACAAAGCGTTGACAAACAAAACCCAAAATCGTTTATACTCAGGTCACGCCCTTGCTTCAGGGTCTTTTAGAAAGAAATCAAATGACAAATTTATTTAAAGCAGATTGCTATTTCAAACAAGAGCAATACAACCCCCGCATCCGCGCTACTGTACCGCCCGCTTGGGTTGTTGAATTTGATTGCGCTTTGCCCAATACAAATGTGCCGCCCGTGTTCTTTGGCAATACCCGCAAAGAAGCAATCCAAAACGCAATTGATTGTTTGCAATCATTCGGTTTAACTGGTCGCTTAATTCTTAACTAAAACAAACGGGGGCTTAGTCCCCCATGAAAGACAAAACATGAAACACAAAATCATTACAACTTTAATTGAATGTACTTTGGCAATCGTCATCTTTGGCGGTATTGGTGTACTACTAGCATGGCGGGGTTAAACATGAACTTAATTTATCGCTTCCAAGGTTTGTGGCGTATGCCATCACCTAAAGAAATGGCGGCTAAAGAACTTGAAGAAGCAAAACGCCGTTTCCTAGATGCCCAATCAGCAATGGAATACGCCCGCCGTATGTCGGATTACCATGCCGACCGAATCAAACGCCTAACCAACTATTTAGAAAGTTCAGAATGAAACAAATTTTTAAAAACAATCAATTTACAACAAAATCTATTGCAGAAAAATTTGTAGATTACACCGACAAAACAAAATCATCATGTTGGCTTTGGATTGCAAGGAAAACTAGTGATGGATACGGAACTATAAATTTAAAAAATAAAACAATGTTAGCGCATCGTGCATCTTGGCAATTTTATAAAGGCGAAATACCAAACAAAATGTTGGTTTGTCATAAATGCGATGAACCAAGTTGCGTAAATCCTGAGCATTTATTTTTAGGAACGCAAGCCGACAACATGAACGATATGAAATTAAAAAATCGTAGAAAAAATATTGGTTGCGCTGAAAAAAATGGTCGCGCTAAATTAACTATGGAAAAAGCATTTTTAATTAGAGAAAAAAGAAATCAAAAAATTCCTTTAACAATTATTGCAAAAGAATTTAATGTTGGTCAATCAACAATTAGCAGAGTTTGCAGAATGGAAAATTGGATATGAAAGTTTATCAAGCAATAAATGCAATTCAATCAGATTTATCAAAAATTGGAATTGAAAAAACGCGCAGAAACCAACAAGGTAGTGGTTATAACTTTAGGGGCATTGATGATGTTTACAACGCCCTTGCGCCTTTGTTGGCAATTCATAAATTGTGTATTTTGCCTCGCATGATTTCTCGAATTTGTGATGAAAGATTATCAAAAAGTGGCGGTTCATTATTTTATGTAACAGTAGAAGCAGAATTTGATTTTGTTAGTTCTGAAGATGGAACTAAACATACTGTTAAAACATTTGGCGAAGCAATGGATAGCGGCGATAAAGCCACAAACAAGGCCATGTCAGCGGCTTATAAATATGCGGCTTTTCAAGCATTTGCAATTCCTACTGAGGGCGATAACGATGCTGATTTCCAAACGCATTTTATTGCATCAAAAAATGTTAACGATGCCGCGCTTATAGACCATTTATCCGCTATTGAGGCATCAACAGACCAAGACACTTTAAAAAACGCCTACAAAGCCGCCTATGCCGCTTGTAATGGGGATTCTGAATGGCAAAAGAAAGTGATTGCCGCCAAAGATAAAGTAAAGGCAAAACTATGATTGAAAAGGTTGAACAAGGTAGTGATGCTTGGTTTGCCGCCCGCTTGGGCAATGTCACGGCATCCCGCGTTGCTGATGTAATTGCTAAAACCAAAAGCGGTTATGCGGCATCCCGCGAAAACTACATGGCGCAACTTCTTTGCGAACGCATGACAAACACGGTTGCAGAATCGTACACAAATGCGGCAATGCAATGGGGTACGGAAACTGAACCATTAGCCCGAGCCGCATATGAGTCGTATGCCGATGTTTTGGTTGATGAAGTAGGGTATATCGCCCATCCAACAATTGAACGCGCAGGGGCATCGCCTGATGGCTTGGTGGGCGTGTTTGGCTTACTGGAAATAAAGTGTCCAAACTCAGCAACCCACATTGATACCCTGATTAGCGAACAAGTACCGACAAAGTACATAACCCAAATGCAATGGCAAATGTCTTGCACGGGTCGCACATGGGCAGATTTCGTATCGTTTGACCCACGCCTACCAAGCGGGT